GAAAGCCAGAAGTTGCTGTTCATCATCAGCCGTTAATACACCATCATCTCCTGTAGCAAATAGACTAGAGATCTCATTATATAATGTAGCAAAGTCATCTGTTACATCTGATCCTGTATCAACAAGGATTTCATTCAATGTTGTTCTAATTGCATCAAGTGTTTCTGAATCTAAATCTGTTGTGTTTTCTGTATCACTATCGCTATCAGTCTTCTTAACACTTGTTTTCAGCTCCATGCCTTCATAGCCCTTACCGTCTTGACCAACAAGCTGACCATTCTCATTAAAGTATAGGCTAGTTGTTGTAGCTGTTGTTATCTCGGAACCTGGAACATCTATGGTAAATATAAATCCTTTAGATCCATCTGCAAAGGTATGTTCATTGATACTATCAGCAGATAGTCCAGAAGCTAAAATACCATCTGGTATACCATCGCCATCTTCATCTTTAGATCCTGTAAGCCAAACTCCTGTGATATAATTTGGATCTTTTTCTGTTTGAGTTAGAATATTATTTACAAGACCAAGATAAGTAGCATCCGTTGAAGCATCATCAGCTCCGACTGTAATTGTTTGTTCTGTACTACCAGCAACATAGCCTGTGCCTGTATACTGATCTGCGTCTATTGTTTCAATCTCTAGGCCAGAAGCATCTGTAATTCTGTAAGTGTCGATTTCCCCATCCTGGTCCGAGTCAAATCCATAAGCAAAGTTACCATTGTCCAATTCAATAGGCTCTGTGTTAATCGTAGAAGTGTTATCAAGAGTTTCATCAAGAGTTTCATCAAGCTCTAAAGTTTCATCTTCATCAGATTGATTGTCTGTTGTTTTAGCAACTTCTGATCCATCAGATAGACCAATATATTTTCCATCCTTATCCCAGTTATAAGAAATATTTGTTTCGTTTCCTCCTCCTAAATAATCAAAATTAATAGTAAGAGTTTGTGTCCATGTTCCATCTTCATTTTCTTGCCAGGTAGAATTGTCATCTCCAAATCCTGTAGATTGCCAGGTATCATCCAGGACAAAATCAGGTTTTACAGATTCAACATCTATAAGGTTAGAATCAGTAGTATCAGTAATATTATCAACAGAAGAAGAAGTCGAACTGCTATCTTCATCTGAGCTTTGAGATAATAAAGAGGTAATAGAATCGTTGTCTTTAGTAATGACTGAACTATCGATAATATCACTTGTATCAGTAACTTCATTTGTTTGCCCTTCTGTATTTGTTGTTTCTGCATTTAGCAATGTAGATCCAGTAGTTGAAACTTGCTCTCCACTAAAGCCTAGTTGTTGGGCTTGAGATAATAAGTTTGGATCTAACTCATCTAAATTTATTCCTGTTGTACTCATCTACTTTCCTTATGCGTATTTTAAAATTTTTTTTGGGCTAACTCGGTACTGCTGATGAAATAATAATACTCTCTATAATATCATCTGGAGTTGGTTCTATTTCTGTTTCTGGAATGAATCCTTGAGATCTTGCATCAGCTAGTATCTGATCTGAACTTGCTCCAGCCGTGGTCCCAAATGCTCCAGGAGACATCACGGTAACAGGAGTTGTTAATCCCATCGGTCCTGTAACAATTGTACTTGCCCTACTAAATCTTCTATAAAACATTTCCTTTGTTCGCTGGACCATATCTTTATAAATAATAACATCATCAGGCTGGATTGTTTCTCCCTCATTGATCATTGTTGGATCTATCGGAGATCCGTCTGCTATTAATACACTCTTGCCAGTTGTTGGATCTGTATAAAATTCCTTATCAGAAAACTTCGTTGTATAGGGAGTTACGACAGGCTCAGTTGGATCGGAGTTTAATAAATCATCCTTATCTCCACTACTCTGTTGTGAAGTATCTACAGGCACATATACTTTTTTCTTCTTAGCCAATCGCTTGTCTCCTATTATCGGATCCTAGAGGATCCCATTTATTATCAGCAAAACTTTGTGGAACTTGCTTCAATTGTTGTTGTTTCATTCCTACGGCCATATAGCGAAAGGCATCAGCTCCGTGGCTGGTCCAATCATGGACAGGGGTAGCTCTGAAAGCTCTGGTTCTTTCATTGTAAGCTCTATGATAATGTCTCAAGGATTCTAACCCTTCCTTACAATTCTTTACATCAAAGGTACATCTGGGCAATGCCATCTTCACGGCATGGATCCCATCCTCCAGGGGAAGTTTCGGAACCACTCGAAAATTTATTCCCAGATCATAGGCTATTTCTCTCCTGGATCTTCCTGTTCCTAACTCTCGGACCTCAATATCATGTGGAGCATTGTGGCTCCCATATAAATATTCTTTTTGTTCCAGGACATGTACAAAATGGGGAAGCCCTTCATTGCGAACCTCATAATAATCTATAACACTTATAGATCCACCTCTGGAACTCTGGGTAAACCATATTGCCGTACTATCATTTAATCCAAGATCCCACCAGGTATCGACTCTATTCGATGGATCATAAGGAGTTGTTGTGATCTTTCCATCCTCCTGTAATTTTTCCATTTCCTTGCCATATATGGATCCTGGTATATTTGCTACCCAGCTACATTCAAACTCCTGGGCATACTGATCTGGAGACATTGTTTGTGATGCCTGGCTTAATTCTTCCTCATCTAATATATCTGTTTCACTAGCCTTATATAATGCCGTATACCATTCCTTCTGCTGTTGGGCATTTTCATAAAGATCATAAAACATATTATGTCCTTTAGGAGTCCCAATGAAATAACAGAAACCTTTTCTATCGGATAAAGCTGGTCTTATCACTTCAGGGAATATGCTCTCAGGCATATCAGCAACTTCGTCAATAACACATCCATCTAAATAAATACCTCTAAGACTATCTGGATTCTCAGATCCTAAAAGAGTTATTCTAGCTCCTGATGGAAGATCGCATCGTAATTCCGTTTCATTATATTTTATTCCAGGAATCTTATGCGTAAATTGTTTGATATAATCCCAGGCTACAGATTTCGCCTGTCTATATGTTGGAGCTACATATGCAAATCTAGGATTCGGCTTATCGCAAAGAATACTAGCTCGAAGTAAATGATTAATAGCCATAACAGTTTTGCCGAATCGTCTATGACAAACTATTACAGCCCATCTGTATTCATCCAGATCTGCATGTAATTCATTTTGCAATTCTCTGGGAGTATATGGAATAACTACCTCAGTCAATGTGTCTCTCCTTGATGGGACTATAACGGTATTACAGGGAACGCCAGATTCTTTGGGGGTACCCCTTTGGTTTTTTGTCAGTTTGGAGTCATATCTGGAGTCAAGAATGATTTCTTCCCAGAGATCTGCCAATGTTAAGGGGAACCAAACCCCTTAGATCTGTCAGCAATCGCATGTGCGTAAGAATGACGACACATACTGTCCACCACTACGATGTTCACTACTCACTTAATGTTAATGCTTGGTCTTCTAAACCCATACTTAGTTGGTCTTCCTCCTTGATCCTCAAGTCCCTGTTTCTTAATGTTGCTCTGATCTATCGTTGGCTTTTGACCTGGAGGAAGCAAGTTGTTGTAAGACATCTTACCCATCGCTGTTTCCCCAGCGAATAGTAAGCTCTCCTGTTTCTTGCTTGTCTTCTACTTTGTTCCTTAATGATCCTCTTGGCTGTAGTTGTGTCCGTCTCTTGTCTAGCCAATAGCTCATCTTGTCTCGTCTGATAATCTCTGTATGCTTCTCTTTGACATCAATAGGATAGCTCTCGTTCCACATGTCCATCATTGTGTCATGGATCTTCTCAGCTTGTAAGGCTCTTGCCTTCATATACTCCTCGAAGATCTCGTCACTATCCTGGACATGTCTCAAGACAGTCCTGTCTGATGGCATGTCTTCATCCTTGCAGATTTGTGTCAGACTTTCTCCGTCTACAATTCTGTCTAAGATCTTTCGAAAAGTCTTTTGATTAACTCTAGCCATAGCTCTTATAGAATAAATAAAGTTAATGCTAATGCAAAACTCACTCCAAGCAGTACATATAAGCCTGTCTCGGATAAGTTATGAAAAAGACTGAGAAGTTTATCTTTGATAATATTAAGTATATTCATTTTCAACTCTTAGGTTATATCTCCTCGAAGAGCTAGTCCCAGAGCATGTAAGACAAGGATGTCTACATACTAGCCCTTTGGGGAGGAGAAGTGTTTGATTTAATAAGTGTCTGATGTTGTCTGATATAAGATCTATTTGAAATCAATCATTGAAGGTTGAGACACA